AATGCGCTGAAACTAATGCGCTGAAACTGTTATATTTCCCTTGTCTGAAACGAGGGAAATCGAAATGGAACGTAAGGAACAATCAGCAGCATGGAATATGACACTGGCCCTGATGACAGGGATGGTAATTATCATCGCTTTCGTCGCGGTGATGAAGGTGGTCCTGGCAATGCTCGGAGGAATATTCGGATGAGACAGCCACTCACGGGACCACAACGCATCTATGCTGATATCCTCTTGGATCGCTTCAAGGTGCTTGGCTACAAATTCGAGCGGCGGCGGCTGTTGCCAAAGCTCTATGCCTTCCGCGGCAGTCTGGAGGAAATCAGCGGCGCCACTGACTGGTTCGTGGACAAGCTGGCCGGCGAATTGGGACTGAAGCAATGAGGAAAATCGATGAGGCGACACGACGAAAAGCAATGGCGCAGATGGGGGCGGCACCTATTGGATGACAGATGACACTGATTACGGGGCGGAGTAATTTCCGCCCCTTTCCACATCAATTGCAGGTGATGTCATGCGACAAGCGGCACCGCTGTGCTGTCATGCATCGGCGGGCTGGAAAGACTGTTATGAGCGTCTTTATGTGCTTGCAGGAAATGCTGACCTCCAGGAAGCATGCGCCCCGCTGCTACTATGTGGCGCCTTATCAGAAGCAAGCCAAGAAACTCGCTTGGGACTATCTCAAGGGCATTGTCCACCACGCCAATTCCGACTTGTTTTCCGTCAACAATTCCGAACTCTCGGTCACCTTCAAACCCAATGACGGCAAGATCATTCTGGCCGGCGCCGACAACACCGACGCGCTGCGCGGCATCTACTGCGATTTCGTGGTTGTCGACGAAATGGCCGACTGCGATCCGCGCCTGTGGACCAATGTCTTGCGGCCGGCGCTGGCGGACAGAAAAGGCCGCGCGCTGATCTGCGGCACGCCGCGGGGAAGAGGCAATTTCCTCTATGACCTGTCGAAGGTCGAGCCCGACGATCCGGAATGGGCGTATTTCAAGTTTGACTGCTGGCAGACCGGCGTGCTGGCGGAAGACGAGATCGAGGCCACGCGGCGCGACATGGTGCGCGGCAATGCCTCATTGGGTCAAGTTCTGTTCGAACAAGAAATGGAGTGTAGTTTCGCCGCCGGCGTGATCGGTGCGATTTACGGCAATGAAATGGCTTTGCTTCAGAAAGAGGGGCGGTACACTAATGTCAAGTACGAGCCGTCCATTCCGGTGGTCACGGCCTGGGACCTTGGATACGCTGATAGCACGGCAATCCACTTCATCCAGCTCGTCGGCAGTGAGGTTCGAATTATCGAGTACGTCGAATTCAATTTTACCAGCTTGCCTGAAGTGATCCATCAAGTCCTGGGAAAAGGTTATATCTATTCGGAGCATTTCGCGCCTCACGACATAAGGGTCACTGAATACAGTTCCGGCCGCTCGCGGCTGCAGGTGGCGGCCGATCTCGGCATTGATTTCACCATTGCGCCCAAATGGAGCGTCGAGGAAGGCATTGCCGCTGTGCAGCGGCTGTTGAACACTGTGTATATCGATCATAACAAGGCCGAAAGGGCGCTGGAATGCCTGTCAGCCTATCGCTTTGACTATGACGAGGAAAAGAGATCGTTTAAGGTGGTGCCCAGGCATGACCATACGTCTCACTGTGCCGATGCCCTTCGGTATTATGCGACTGCCAAGGAAGAGACGCTGCCCCTCACGGGCGGTGCTCGTGGGCGGTCGCGATGGCTGGTGTGAACACTTCTGATCTGGTGACGCGTTTGAGGACGCAGGTCACCCAGGCGATTTCCTCGACGACGGACAGCGATGAACAGCGGCGCCAGGCCATGAAGCGCTTTTTCATGGAAAAGACCGGCACCGAGGCAGAGAACTATCCGGAAATTCAGTCGGCCGATGTCAACGCCATGGTGACAAGCGTCCTGGCGCAATATTCCATCTCCTATTCGACGGATATGAGCGTCGAATTCGAGGCGGAGAGTGCCGAGGACGAGCAACGGGCCAAGGCGGAAAGCCGCGCCATTTCCAAGATCCTCGAGGAAAACACGGGCAATGACGAGATCATGGCGGCCGCGCAGAACGATCTGCTGGCCGGCACCGGCGTGGTGAAAGTCTGGTGGGATGAGGACATCAATTCGTTTTTCGTCAAGCATGAGCAGATTGAGCAGGACGACTTGCCTTACCTGGCGCAGAAAGAACCGGGGATCGACCGGCGCCTGGTGAGCTACGATCCGGAGCAGGGGACAGCGCGCGTCGAAGTAACCGAAACAACCCGCCGGCTACGGGTCAAGTGCGTCTCTCCGGAGCGTTTTTTCATCGATCCTGACCATGAAGAGCATTCTTTTGCCGGCTGCGTGCTGGCCGGCGAAATCCACTACAAGACACGCGACGAGCTCAGCCGCATGGGTGTCTCCTGGGATCTGGTCAAGCAACAGCGCTCGGTCAACATCGGCGATTGGGACTACAAGCGGCGGCAATGGGGTTCGGCCGGCGGCGTCGATCCGCTGCAGTTTCAGTCGGACATCTGCCGCGTCTATGAAGTCTATGCGCGCTACACGCGGGATGACAATGATGACCGCACCTATTTGTATCGCAACTGGATCGGCGATGCCGGCGACGATTTTTTGCTCGACCCGGAACTGGTGGCGCGCATGCCTTACGCGACCGGCTGCGCGTTTCCGGTGGCTGGCCAGTTTCGCGGACACGCGCTGGCAACGAAGCTGGCCAGCGTCCAGGACGGCAAGACTGAGCTGCTCAGGCAGCTGCTGTCGAATATCCGTAATTGTTCGTGGGGACGGTTCGGTGTCGTGCAGGGCGCAGCCAATGCCGATGATGTCCTGTCACCCAAGGCCGGCGGCGTCATCCGCCTGAAAAACCCTGACGCGATCGTGCCGATTCCGGTCGCCGACATGGGGCCGTCGGTGCAGATCGGCAGCGAGATCCTGGACAAGCAGCGGGCCGAAAGAGGCGGGGCAAGCCTCGACCTGGGTTCGGCGCCGCTGCAGGTGGCCAGTGATAGCGCGCACGCGACGGAACGATTCTACTCAGCGCAGGAAAGCCTGTCATCCTATATGGGGCGCAATTTTTCGAACATCTATCGCGACACGTTTATTCTCATGCATCAAGAATTGCGCTCCGGCGAGGGTGGGCCGATCGCGCTGAAGATTGGCGAAGAATGGACGCAAGAGGATCCGACACAATGGCGTGAAAGGAGGTGGTGCACCGTCACCGTCGCCCCATCTTTTGGCGAGCGTGTCCACATGTCCAACGCCCTTTCGATGTGCCTGCAATGGGACATGGGTCTTTTGCAGATGGGCATGCAGGACACGCTTGTCACTTTACCGGGGCTGCACAAGAAAATCTGTGATTGGCTGCGGCTCAACCTGGTGGCCAATCCGGAGGCCTATTACATCGACCCGTCCAGCCAACAGGCGCAACAGGCCGCCCAGGCCAAGGCGGAGGGCGCCCAGATGGCGCAGCAGCAGCAGACGCAGATGATCATAGGCATTGAGCAATTGAAAGCTGAGGTCGAGAAATACAAGGTCGATAACAAAACCTCGTTTGACTATTTCGACACGGTGATGGACGCCCAGGTGAAGATGAGCCAGGCGGAGGAACAGGGAGCGGTCGATGTTATTCGAGCCCGCGCAGATGCAGAAATTGCGCGACATTCTCACGCCGCTGGTGCTGCGGGATCTGGAGGCAAAGCTTCGAATGGAAGTGCTCAGCGAGGCGGCGGCAAGGCCAAGGGAGCATCTGGAAATGGCGCGTCTGGTCGAGCGGCTAAGGGGGGTTGAATATGTCTGCGAACGGCTCCACTGGCACCTCAGCAACGCAAGCGGACAAGAGTGAAAAAATAACCGCGCTGCTGCGCGGTGAGGAACCGGCATCCTCTCAACCGAAAACCCCTGTAGACGATGCCGATGACGGTGACGGCCCCCCCTCACCGGAACCCGGGCGGAACGATCTCCCTCGTGAACAGAGCAACTCTGAACCGCCCGGGTTCGAAGACGACGACGAGGGCGAAAGTTCTCCAAAAAAGCAGCAAAAGACCTTGCGCGACTTCGCGGCTGAGCACGGCTTTTCGGTCAAGGCCCTGATGGGATTGATCGCCACGGAAGCCGGCGAAAGCGATGAGCCTTTGTCTTTTGGGCAGCTGCGGGACCATTTCAGGGAAACCCGCCAATACCAGGCAGAGCGCGCGGAATTTGATGACTGGCGCTCGACGGCGCAGAACGAAATAGCGGTTGCCAGGCAGCAGGTGCAGGAGGTGTTCGGCCGCATTGCCAGCATCGTCCCGCCCGAGACCTTGGCCCGAGTCTTTTCGGATAGCGAGTTCGAGCATGCAGAGCGCATCAAACAGGCCAAGGCGCAGTTGCTGGAATTCTATCCGGAGTGGCGCGACCCTGACAAAATGGGACAAGCCCGCGATGCATTGGCCAATCTGCTTGGCGAATATGGGTTCACCAAGCACGACCTGGCCACCGTGACGCATCCGATGATTATCAAAATTTTGATGGATTATCAGAGGCTGAGAACATGGGCGCAGAAAATGCGCGCTGGCCAGCGCGAGGCGCCCAAAGCATCGACGGCTCCACCATCCAGAAAGGGACATCGCGCCACAGTCGATGACCGCGCCAAGCAGCTTGCCGCCCAGGGCGACAAGCAGGCGGCGGTCGCTCTCCTGTTACGCGAAGGACCACGAAAATGACTGCTGCAAATCTCGACAGCGCAGATCTCAAGGCGGCATTGAGCGCGCCGGGGCTGTTGCGTGAAGATCTGATGGACCGCATCTGGGAAGTGGACAACATTCCGCTGGAATTCTCCGACCGGTGCCGCAAGACTTCAACCGACAATTCGATGCCGGAATGGACGACCGAGGAACTGGCGGCGGTCGATCCGGCGAACAAGGTGGTGGACGGCGCCGATGCTTCCGGCAACAACACCAAGGTGGGCGAGCGGCTGGCCAATCACTGCCAGGAAAGTGTCAAGGTGGTGCGGGTGTCGGACCGCGCGCAAGGCTCGGATGGCGTCGGCGGCATCAACACACTGTCGCACCAACT